CAACGCCCCTAAGCCCCCACGCCCTCACACCACACAGCTACCAAGTTGCCACGCCACTAAGCCCTCACGCCCCCACACCACACAGCTACCAAGTTGCCACGCCACTAAGCCCTCACGCCCCACACCACACAGCTACCAAGTTGCCACGCCACTTACAAAACAACGCAACCCTTACCACCTACACTTAAACAAAATGCTTACGGGCAATGGCATTACCGCCCCAAATATACGCAGGCGATACAGTCAAGTGGACCGATACCACTGCACTTACCGCCACCACTTACACCTATTACTTTCGCACTAACGATGCGTCCGGCGCAACTGCAGCCGGCACCCTCAGCGGTGGTACGTGGAACTTCACCCTCGCCGCCAATACCACCGCCGCCCTCGCCCTCGGCCAGTGGTACTACCAAGCCATAAGTGTCAGTAACAGCGAACCAACAACACAAAGAACAGGCGGCTTAGTTGTTCTGCGCTCCCTGACTTACTCAGGCCAAGCCACCGCCCTCGACTTGCGCAGCCAAGCCGAAACCGATCTCATCGCAGTCGAGGCCGCAATCCGCGCCCTGGTCAGTGGCGCCCAGGAGTACCGCATTGGCACACCTACCGGTGGCCGCCTAGTCAAGCGTGCCGAACTCGCACAGCTCATCGCTTGGCGCGACCGCCTCAAAGCGGACATCGCCCGCGAAAAGCTCGCCGAGAACGTGGCCAACGGCAAAGGCGATGGCCGCTCCCTCTACATCCGCTTCCAGTAACTCGTCATGGGACTGCGCACCTGGCTCCGCACTCAGCTCAACGTCGTCCGCAACGGGCGCCGTGCTTATGACGCTGCCCGCTGGAATCGCTTCACCGCCGACTTCCTGGCCTCAAACACCAGCGCCGACGCCGAACTGCGCGGCAGCCTCAAGGTGCTGCGCAACCGCAGCCGTGCGCTGGTCCGCGACAACCCCTACGCCCGCCAGGCCAAACGCACCACCCAGATCAACGTCGTCGGACCACGCGGCATCCAGATGCAGCCGCAGATCCTCCGCCCCAACGGCCAAGAAAAGGACGAACGCCGCAACACCGCCCTAAGCCTCGCCTGGAACCGCTGGTGCCGTGCCGACTCCTGCGATGTCACCGGCCGCCTCAGCTTCCACGGCATCGAACTCTCCATCGTCGGCGCCCTCCCCGAATCCGGCGAGATCGGCATCCGCCTGGTCCGCCAGCCCATGGGCCGCAGCAAGGTGCCCCTCAGCCTCGAACTAGTCGAATCCGACCAGATCGACGACGACTACACGGGAGTCAGCGATCGCCCTAAGCACTACTGGCGTATGGGGGTCGAGCTAAATGAGTGGGGGCGCCCCACCCGCTACGCCATCCTCCGCAAGCACCCCGGCGACGCCGAACTCGGCACCTACATCGACGGCACCGCCAAGCACCTCTTCATCGACGCCGCCGACTTCATTCACGTTTACATGCCGGACCGCGTAGGTCAGACACGCGGCGTGCCCTGGTTCGCCCCCGTCATCACCACCTCCTGGAACCTCGGCAAGTACGAGGAGGCCCACTGGACCCGCAAGCGCGTCCAAGCCAACAGCCTCGGCTGGATCCAGACCCCCGAGCCCGACCAATTCGGCAGCCTCAACACCGACGGCAGCCCCGCCCTCGAAGGCGACAAACGCCTCTGGAACACCGAGCCCGGCTCCTACAACTTCCTCCTGCCCGGCGAAACCGCCATCCCGCCCGATTTCGGCCCCGACGACGGCCAGTACGAAGCGGTGGTCCGCACCCTGGCCCGCCGCTTCGCCGCCGGCTACGGCTGCTCCTACGAAACCATCAGCCGCGATTTCTCCGACACCAACTACAGCAGCTCCCGCCTAAGCATCTTGGAGGACCGCGATCACTGGCGCGTAATCCAGTCGATCCTCATCCAACAGGTACACCAGCGCATATTCGAAGAGTGGCTCATGGCCGCAGCGCTTACCGAGCTGCCCATGCCCATGTTCTCCGATGTGTGGACCCGCCCCGACCGCTACAACACCCCTCACTGGCAGGCCCGCGCCTGGAGCTGGGTCGATCCCGCTAAGGAGATGAAGGCGATGGAGCAAGCCCGCGCCCTCCAACTCCAGACCCACGCCGAGCAAATCATGGAGTACACCGGCAACGATTTCATGAGCACGATGACCACCATCAGCAAGGAAAACGAAATCAAGGTCGATCTCGGCCTCCGCCGCCCCAACACCAACACCCCGAGCAACGCCACCCCCAACAGCAACGGCAACGCCACCCCACCCCAGCCCAACCGCTCCATCGACTTCGCCGAAGACCTCGAAGCCGACTATCCGCCCGACGACTCAATCGAACTCCACCTCGACGCCTCCGAACCCCCCATCCGCCTCCGCACCGACCTAAGTCGCCTGGCCCGCGCCACCACACCCCTCGACCCCTAAGCCCCCACGCACCCACGCCACTAAGCCCCCACGCCACTGCACCCCCACACCACGTACTTACGCTCCACTTACCGCCCCGCAACTCATGGCCAACGTGAACGGCACCGAAATTGACCTCACGCCGACCAGCGGTATGCGGGAGGAGGCCGAGCGCTACCGCGCCTGGAAGGACGAGGGCCAAGCGGGTGGGACGGACGTAGCCAGCACCCGCGCCACTCAAATCCTCAGTGGCAACGAGCTAAGCCCCGACACCGTGATCACCATGAGTGCGTGGTTCGCCCGCCACGAAGTTGACAAGCAGGCCGAAGGCTTCAGCCCCGGCGAGGCCGGCTACCCCTCTCCCGGTCGGGTCGCCTGGGCCGCCTGGGGCGGTGATCCCGGCAAACGCTGGAGCGACAGCCTCTCCGACCGCATCAAACAGGCCGAAGACCGCACCGCCCCCACGCCGCCAAGCAGCTTGCGGGCAGCCCCCGGCGCACTCAGCGAGGGCGACTTCGTGGCGTGGAACAGCTCAGGTGGCACGGCCCGGGGCCGCATCGAGCACATCATGCGCGAGGGCGTGCTCGGCATCCCCGACAGCGACTTCAGCATCACCGCCACCCCCGACGATCCCGCCGCCCTAATCCGCATCTACCGCCCCAGCGGCGACGGCTGGGACGAAACCGAAACCCTCGTAGGCCACAAGTTCTCCACGCTGCGCAAAATAAATCCGCTAAGCAGCGCGGATGACGAGGACGACGATAAACGGGGCGCCGAGCCGCGCAACCTAGAGCAACGCCCTTACCCCAACGAACACGCCGCCCGCCTACTCGACCCCGACCAATTCGAGCGCTTTCGGCGCAGTGCCAATGAGTTCGGCCAGGGCATCGACGCAATCTACGGAATAAGCGGCAACGAGCCGGTGCAATTACAGGCACTAAGGTTCGATGCTGCCCGCTTTACAGTGAGTGAAGCCAAAGATTGGCTAGGCGAACACGATTACAAGCCCATCCTCTTCGAGCCCGCTACCGGTAAGTCCATGGAGACCGCAACTGCTATCGACGTCAAGGCACTTAGCAAGGAGGTGCACCGCCGCGAAGCCCCCCAAGGACTCCGCATCGAGGACACCGACGCCACGGGGCTCACCTTCAGCTTCAGCTCCGAAGCACCCGTGGAGCGTTGGTGGGGCCGCGAGGTGCTGCTGCACGACGCCGAGTCCATGGACCTGGCCCGCATGAACGATGGCGGCCCCTGGCTCTGGAACCACAACCGCGACGTAGTTCTCGGCGTCGCCGAGAAAGCCTGGCTCGGTGACGACCGCCGCCTCTACGTCAAAACAAAATGGAGCCCCAACACCACCGAAAAGGGCACCGAGGAGTACAAGCGCAGACGCGACATCGAAACCGGCATCGTCCGCAACGTATCCTTCGCCTACGAAATCAACGACGTACGCGAAGCACCTAACGGCGATATGCAAGTAACACGCTGGAACGTACTGGAGGTGTCATCCGTCAGCGTCCCAGCTGACCAGAGCGTCGGTCTAGGCCGCGCATTAAGTTCCACCGAACCAACAGAACCAACATCCGTGCCCGTACAAGAAACGCATCAACCCGAATCTTCTACACTTCAAACTAAGCAGACCGCCGAGCGCGGAACTGACACCCCCCAAGCAATTCCTTCCATGGAACAATCCATCAACGTCCAGGAGGTGCAAACCGCCGCTCGGCAGTCCGAGCGTGAGCGTGTTGCCGCCATCCGTGCCATGTGCGACCAACACCAAGTCGGCGCCGATCTGGCCACCCACCTCATCGACACCGACGCCTCCCTCGACCAAGCCCGCGAGGCTGTCCTGAAGCAACTCGGCCGCACCCGCACCGAGTTCCAGGGACGCGTCCACGATGACGGCGCCGCCTCCATCGGCCTGACCCCCCAAGAGGTCAAGCGCTACAGCCTGATGAACGTGATCCGCCACCTGGCCGATCCGTCCGATCGCAGCGCCCGTGAAGCTGCCTCCTTCGAGCTGGAGTGCTCCAAGGCCGCCGAAACCAAGCTGGGCCGCGCCGCCCGTGGCGTCGTCATGCCCTGGGACGTGATGGCCGCGCCCCAACTCCGCGCCCCCCAATCCGTAGGCACCGCCTCTGCCGGCGGCTACGTGGTCGATACCCAGCTGCTCACCGGCTCCTTCATCGACCTGGTGCGTAACCGCTCCGCCCTGCTCGGCCTCAACGTCACCACCCTCACCGGCCTGGTCGGCAACGTTGATATCCCGAAAAAGACCGGCAACACCACCGCCTACTGGGTCGGTGAGGACGTGGCCGTCAGCGAGACCAACCTCACCCTCGGCCAAGTCTCCATGACCCCCAAATCCCTGGGCGGTTACGTGGACATCACCCGCCGGCTGATGATCCAGCAGTCCATGGACGTGGAAGCGATGGTCCGCGCTGACCTCGCCGAGTCGATCGCCCTCGCCATCGACTCCTCCGCTGTCTACGGCCTCGGCGGCGCCTCCGCCCTCCTCGGCCTCAAGAACATCACTGGCGTGGGCACCGAAACCCTCACCAGCGACGCCAACACCAACAAGTCCATCGGGGGCGTCACCTACTACTTCGGCAACTTCGCCGACTACGTGAACATGGAGACCACCGTCTCCGTGAGCAACCTCGACGTTGCCTCGATGTTCTACGTGGGCAACGCTCACGTGCGCGGCGCCCTCAAGCAGACGCTCCGCAACACCAACAGCGAGATGATGATCTGGGAGAACAACGAGGTCAACGGCTACGCCGCCCGCGTAAGCAACCAGCTCGTCGGCTCCAATGTGCTATTCGGCGACTTCTCCCAGGCCATCTTCGGCTTCTGGTCTGGCGTCGATGTCACCGTGGATCCCTATACAAACTCCACCAAGGGAACCACCCGCATCGTGGCCTTCCAGGATGTGGACTTCGGAGTCCGCAACCCCGCCGCCTTCGTCTTCGGTTCCGGTAACGCCTGATGCCCTGGTACGAGCTGACAACTGACGTAATGGTCGCCGGAACTCCCCGCTCTGCCGGGGAGATCCTCGATCTCAGCATCAGCGATGGCCAGCTCCTGACCGGCCTGGGACGCGCCAAGCCATCCCAGGCCCCTCAGCCTGCCGAGCCCGCGTCAGAACCTGCGATTGAGCAGCCTTCGGTAACTTCCCCGCGCCTCACCCGGCGTACCAAGTCCACATCTCCCAAGGAGTAGTCATGGCCCTCAGCCAACGCAACTTCGAGGCGCTGCAAACCTTTGCAGCCTTCGCCCCCGCCACCGTCACCGCCGTAACCGCCGCCTCCAGCGTCGATCTGCTCGGCTATGACGGCGACGTCGTTTTCGTGATGCAAGCCACCGCCGCAGGCGACGGCCACGCCCTCAAGGTGCGCCTTGAGCACAGCGACGAAAGCGCCGCCAACTTCACCGCCATCACTGGTGGTGCGTTCGCCGACATCGGCAACGCCGCCTACCTCAACAAGGTCACGATCTCCAAGGACGACGTGAAGCGCTACGTGCGCGTCAACATCTACGAGGAGACCGGCACCGCCAGCTCCATCGTCTCTGTGGTCGGCGTCGGCGTCAAGAAGTATCAGTAAGCCCCGCACTCCCCTCCGCGTGCTGGCCCTGTGCTCACTGACGACCCCACGATCTACCTGGCCGATTTCGGCGTCAGCGTCACAGCTGGCGCCGTTTCCGGCTTGGGCATCCTCGACATGCCCAGCGAACTAATTGTTGACAACCAAGTAATCACCACCGAATACACCCTTACCTGCGAAGCCTCAAAATTCGGCAACCTCGCCTACGACTCCAGCGTAAGGGTCAATGGCGTAGCCTACAAAGTACGCAACACCATCCAAATAACCGATGGTGCGTTCGTGCAGATAGCCCTACAAAAGGTGTAAGCGCATGGCCACACGCCGCGAACAAATCCTGGTCGCGCTTACCAGCCAGTTGACGGGCACTACCGGCGTTGGTACGCGCATCTACCGCAGTCGTGTCGAACCGGTGGCCCGCGCCGAATCCAGCGCCCTAATTATCGAGCCGGTAAGTGATAACACAACACAGAACACCTCACTACCGACCTTAGACCACAACTTAACGGTACGAGTCGTAGTCATAGTCAGAGCAACCGTTCCCGATCAGGCTGCCGATCCGATCATCGAGTCTCTGCACGCAAAACTTATGGCCGACCTAAGCCTTGGCGGCTTAGCAATCGACATCCAACCGGTCTCCACCGAGTTCACCCTCGAAGCCGCCGACACTCCCGTAGGCGTAATCTTCTGCACCTACCGCGTCCTCTACCGCACAAAGGTCAACGATCTCTCTCAAGCGCCCTAAGACGCGTTACCGCACTTATTAGCACTCCCATTACCTAAGCTCTACTTATCCGCTCCGCAGCCTATGGCCCGCGCCACGGCCCAGCCTTCCGACGCCCCCATGCCGCCCAGCAACGACGCCCCCACGCCGCTAAGCGACGCCCCCACACCACTCAGCGAAGAAGTGCAACCCGCACCACCTACGCTTATTGATGAATACAGCGGACAGGGTGGCTCGTACACTCTCGATCCAGCAACAGGTATCCGCATCCTTGTGCAGCGGACCAAGCCTTCTGCCCCCTAAGCGGTGAATCTCAATGGCCCTTCTTACTCGCAAGCGCCTCATCCTGGCCGAAATTGAGTCGCAGTACGGCACCGATCCGAACCCCGGCGCCGCTGACGCCATCTTGGTCCGCGACCTCAGCATCACGCCTCTGCAGAGCGACGTTGTAAGCCGCGACCTGGTACGCCCTTACCTCGGCGCATCCGAGCAGCTGCTGGCTAACACTCGCGTTGAATGCACCTTCAGCGTCGAACTGGCCGGAAGCGGCGCCGCTGGCACCGCTCCACGCTTCGGTTCGGTGCTCAAGGCGTGCGGTCTGGCCGAGACCGCCGTAACGCCCGCCGTAACCGGAACTGCCACTGCGGGCGCCCTCAACAGCATCACCCTTGCTGCAGGCGCCAGCGGCACCAACGACTTCTACAAGAACCAGATCCTCCGCATCACGGCTGGCGCAGGCGCCGGCACAGTTGCGTTGATCACCGGCTACGTCGGCTCTACCAAGGTCGCCACGCTTCGTGCCGTTAACGGTTCCGTCACGCCGGACAACACCAGCGCCTACTCGATCGACGCCCACACCCTCTACACCCCCGTAAGCTCCGCGTTCAGCTCCGTCACCATCCACTACAACATCGACGGTGTGCTGCACAAAGCCACGGGCTGCCGTGGAACGTTCTCGCTCAACACCGCCGTAGGCGAAATCCCCACCATCGACTTCACGATGACCGGGATCTACAGCGCTCCTACGGACACCGCCGCTCCAACCCCCACCTACGCCAACCAAGCCACCCCCCAAATCTTCAAGGCCGGCAACAGCGGCGCCTTCAACCTCCTTGGCTACAGCGGATGCCTCCAGTCCGTCGCCATGGAAGTGGGCAACACCATCGTCTACCGCGAGCTGGTGGGCTGCACTAAGGAAGTGCTGCTCACCGACCGCGCCAGCACCGGCACCGTCGTCATCGAAGCTCCCACCATCGCCGCCAAGGACTACTTCACCGCCGCCCTCACAGACGGCACCCTCGGCGATCTCACCTTCATCCACGGCACCACAGCCGGCAACATCGTCTCGATGATCTCCAACCGCGTAGACATCGGCGATCCCTCCTACTCCGATCAAGACGGCATCCACATGCTCTCCCTCCCCTACACCGCTGTCCCCTCCACAGCCGGCAACGACGAGTTCCGCCTCATCTTCGCCTAAGCTGCCACGCCACCACGCCACCGCGCCGCCAAGCACTTAGCTGCTTGGCGGCTTAGCCACGCCGCAACTAAGCAGCCTATACTGCAAATGCACCCGCTTAGCGCAGCTGCGCAGCTTATGGCATTTGTTCGGAAGAAGGTCAAAACGTTCAAGTGGCCCGTAACCATCGAAGAGCCCGCCGATGGCGGCACCTTTGACACCAGCACCTTCGACATCACCTTCAAGCGCCTGGGCCGTAAGGAGTTCGGCAAGCTCAGCGAGAAGGGCGATCTACAGCTCCTCAAAGCCACAGTTCTGGGCTGGAACGGCATCACCGACGAGGATGCCACCGACGTGCCCTTCTCCATCGAAGCACTTACCGAATTTGCTGACGACCCTTACTGGGTACGCGGTGTCCTCAAGGCCTACACCGAAACCTTCGATGGGGCGAAAGAGGGAAACTAACCGGCGCCGCCGTTTGCTGGGCCCGAGGCGGTAAGCAGGTTGAGGACAAAACGCAGGATGACGCCAAGGCCTTCGGTCTCGCCCTTCCTGCCGCCCCGAAGTCGGAAGACGACGATGCCTATGTTGTGTGGGACGAGAACTGGGATACGTTACTTATGTTCCTGCGTATGCAAACGCAATGGAACACAACAATGGCAGGCTACTTAGGCCTGAAATACGAAGTGCTGCTTATGCAGGGCGGTCTCTTCGACCTATACTGCGTACAGGACCGCCCCACCATGCTGGAGGACTTACGCAAGATGGAAGCGGCGGCCCTGAGCGAGCTGAATAAGTCGAAGGAGGATAAGTAGCGTGGCGAGGCAAGTTGAAGACATATTTATACGCTTAGGCGTTCAAGGTTTTGAAAACCTGGATCGCGTAAAAAGCTCGTTTCGTGACTTAGGTAAAGTCACAAACATGGCTGAAGCGGACGTTATGAGCGTCCGTGACCGCCTGCTCGAATACGCAAAGATTGCAGGCAACACCGAGGCCGCAAACAAAGGCCTTATATCCGCGTTCCAAGGCTTGCGTAGCCAAGCGGATATGTGCGGCTCCGCCTACAGCGAACTGACCGAGGACATACGACGGCTTGGCGAAGTCCAGCAGGGCGCTACCACCGCCTCTATGCGCAACCGCGATGAGCTGGTGCGCAATTTTAGTGAAACTACCCGTAATATCCGCGCACTTAGAGAGCATCGGGATGCCCTTATTGCTATTCAGGCTGAGACACGGCAATACTCGCGGGCATACGATGTACTAAGTAATGATATTGCTCAGGTACGCGAGCGCATTGAAGAAGTAACAGCGGTAACCAGAACGTATAATCAGGTACTCACACGGGTTGCGCCGGGCACAGCCGCTGGTGCGAGTCGCAGAAACGAGCAGCTGAAAGAAGGCATTCAGCTACAGCGTGCCATTATCAACGAAATAGACCTACTGCCTTCTAAAGAGCGAAAAGCGGCTGCAGCAGTAAACGAACGCGCCGCTGCGGTAGAGAAGCTGAATCAAGGCCTCGCTCAGCAGCGCATACTCAGCTTCCAAGAACGTGCTCGTGCCGGCAGGGAATCTGTACGTGCTGGGGCAGCCGCATTCGCTGACGAAGAGTTAACTGTAGGCTACTTATCTGCAGGTAAGATTCAGCGACGCTTAGGCGAACTTCCCAACACAACCGCAGGTCTAAATCAAGAGCTGAGTGAACTAAGTGAACGCTTAGTTAACACCACAAGACATACAGATGGATACATTGCTGTAGCTCTGCGTATGGCAACAGTGCAGCGCGAACTTAAAGAGTCAACACTGGGAGTAGCGGCGGCCCATGTCCAGCAACTAAGAGCAGGCGAAATCGCCCCATCCCTAACGAACCTGCGGGAAGTCATATCTTCTGTACGCACTGAGCAGGGACTGCTCGACACAAGCAGCACGGGCGGTGCTCGCGCATTCCAACTGCTGGAACTCCAAGCCCGTTCGCTGGAGCAGCAGCTACGTGCACTGCAATCTACGCAGGCAAACCTTGCTGCCACGCCCACAAGTGGATTCGCAGCGTTCTCGCAATCCATTACCGCTTCCGAGGCGGATCGTCCTGTTAGGCGCTCAATCGAGCGTGCCCGTAAAAAGCGGGGAATCCTGAGCCCTGAAGATACTGCAGCAGTAGAAAGCGTAATCGATGCGGTAGCGAAGGCCGAGATTCAAGCTGATAATGCTATACGTGAAGCTACTGCACGCAACACGGATCTGTGGGTAAAAGATCAACAGCGTAAAAACGAGGAAGCTGATCGCTTATCTAAAAAAATAATTGAAAATAGCCAGCGCGAAGCCGATGAGCAGGTCGCTGCGTTCGATCGAGTTTTAGCAGCGCGTGACCGCTTTAATGTAAGCAAGCAATTTACTAAGCAGTATTTAGGGCTTTCGGGGCAAGAACTAAGCCCATTCTACGAACAGGTCGTCAATCTAGGAGTCGGTCAGGCAGGAACTGCGGCATCAAAATACCAAAAACGCGACTTTAGCCGCGTACTGACCGACACTGTTGAAGCGTTTAACTTACAGCTGACTGAGGCCAGCCGTACTGCCGTAGAGGGCATGGGGCAGTTCAAGGAGAGCGCTATCGCTTATGCCGGCGGGTCAAAGCGCGTCAGAGCTGTGCTGGACCGATACGAGGCAAACGCTATACCCGAACACATGTTTCCGTTTGTCGGAGAAACAGGGAAGCAATATGAAAAGCGGATCACAGAAGACGTAAATCTATTTTCGCGTGCAGTTTCGGCTTTTAACCGCATTTTAGATAGGTCTGGGGATTCATTAAGCGCCTCCACTAACGACATTCGCACGGCTGCTGTCGATTTTGCGCAGCAGGCCGGTCGCGGACCTGAAGTCAGCGCAGTGCTCAAACGCTACGGGGCTGCTGGCGCTATGCCAATGCACATGTTGCCGAAAGAAGGCGACACGCCTGAAGCATATACATCACGTATCCTGGGCGATAAGCCCGTTACCTTGCCCGAGTTAGGCGACGTTCGGCAGTCGTCTTTGACAAAACTGCAAAATCTCCGTGGCTTACTGGAAGAAATACGTGGAGACATACCCCCGATAGCGCGAGAGTTTAGCGCTGTAGAAAAGCAAATTACACGAGACTTAGGATCCATAGATGCAGAGTTATCCCGCCGTCAACGACGTACTGGTAGGCGCACACCGCTCAGTGGAATGCAGCTCGCTCAGGGCGTCGGTGCAGCACTTAGCGGCGGCATCTTCGGTGGACCGGCCGGCCTGGTCGGCGGCCTTGGCGGCTTAGCGGTAGGCGGAGTGGGTGGTGCGTTTGCTGGCGCCGCCTACGGCGCCCAGATCGGCATGTTCGGCCAGCAGCTTGCGGCAACCGCCGACTACTCAGCCCAGATCGACAAGCTGCAGATCGCCTTGCGCGGAATTGTGGGCACCCAAGATGCCTACAACAGCGCGATGGCCGCCGCCACGGCTGCTACACAACAGCTCAACGTTCCACAGGAGACCGCAATCCAAGGCATGACCCGGCTCAGCGCCGCCGTGCTGGGGGCAGGTGGAACGGTAAACGACTCGGCCTTCGCTTTCCGCACCATTAGCGAGGCCATCAAAGCTACAGGCGGCAACGCCGAGCAAGTCGATGGCGCCCTCCTCGCCCTGACCCAGGTCTTCTCGAAAGGCAAGGTCAGCGCCGAAGAACTCAACCAAATCGCAGAACGCCTACCCGGCACCTTCACCCTGTTCGCCCAAGCTGCAGGTAAATCTGGCCCTGAACTACAAAAAGCACTGCAGCAAGGTCAAGTAGGTTTAGCTGACCTTATGGCGTTCATGCAGTTATTAAGTAATAAGTACAAGGACACAGCTCTTACTATTGCGCAGTCCAGCCAAGATGCGGGTGCTCGTCTGTCTATCGCATTCCAGCAAATGCGCTTAGAGATAGGCGCCGCTATACAGCCTATGGGTGCCGAAATACAAACCACATTTGGGGCTTTTATTAAAGATATAACGCCCGCTGCAGTGGCTAGTGTTAAAGCTATAAGTAGTGCTTTTGAATTTTTTACCGGTAATCAGGCAGTAGCTGGTATAGGTAGTTTTGCCTTAAAATTAGGCGCTGTTGCGCTTGCTGTTGCTGGAGTTAGAGCAGCGTTTGCAGCATTAACTGCTATAAATGTTTCTGGGTGGTTTGCAGGTGCAAGTGCGAGTGCAAAAGTTACTGGTGACACGATGGCGGTTACCTCGGCACGAGCTGCAGGTCTATTGACTGCAATAAAAGGCTTAGCCGCTATAGGGGCACTAACCATTGTAGTAGACATTTTTATTAAAAACTACATGCAGCTTATGGCCGCTAAAGAAGCGCTCGATAAACTGCGCGGCCAACGTGACCCCGTAGGCCCCCAAGGTCCACGTCTGATTATGACCGCAGAGCGGCGGTATGCGGGTGCGTCAAAAGAAAAAGTTATCCAAGATATAGAACTCCAAAGAGAATATGTAGCAAAACTGCGCAAAGATTTGCAGAAACTTGAAGAAGACACACGCCTTACTTCGCACTCAACTAAATTAGACGCCGCAGGCAAGCTACAAGCGGATTTAATTAGAGAGCAAATTAGAAACGCCGAAGAAGTGATAAATCTTGATGTAAGAAAATTTAAGACTCGTGAACAAATAGAACAAGACTACTTAGCAGGTGTGCGCAGGCGTTTTGCTGCCCCAGCCGCTGACGGTGAAGCTAAGGACAAAGCAGCCAAGAAAGCGAAAAGTGATGCTGATAGCATCGCGGCGCACCAGCAGCGCCTGGCCGAGACTGAGCTAGACCAGCGGCTCCGTCTTGAGGACACGATCTATAAGCACGGCGTCGAGCTGGACCGTAAGCGCTACGAACTCCAGAAAAACCTAAGCGATCTGCAGGCACAGAACAGAATTGCAAAGGAAACAGGTGTAAGCCGCGACATCCTGTCGAACTTCTACCAATTCCAGCAAGACCTCAGAGCACTTACCGAGCGCCGTCTCGACGCCGAGCGGGCAGTAGAAGACGCCAAGCGTGCGGCCAGCTCAGCTGCTGCACGCGCCGCCTTAAGCGGTCAGATGCCGCCATCGGTAAGCGGCACTGGGGCGTACAAGCCTGGTGCTTTTAGTAGGCGAGTGAGGGATCCGGACGCAGAGCGCACTGGGTACGACATTGTGCATCCTGGAGGCCTGGGTGCCCCCGTCCGCACACCTGTAGCCTTGACCATCACAGGAACTGGCTTTCAAGGGCGTGGTGCTGGTCCCAAAGGAAAAGGGTATGGCAACTGGATTTCAGGAGAATTTGAGTTAGGTGGCAAGAAATACGAAATGGTAGTTGGTCATTTTGGGCAAATTGATGTTGCCCCAGGCATGAAAGTACCTGCAGGCGGCTCGTTAGGTACACAGGGTATTACTGGGCGTGCGTTCGGTGCACACGCCACTACACATGTCAATCCTAAAGCCGGTGCGACAACAGCAGATGCCTGGAACGCACTCGACTCCATTACCACTGCCCTACAACAAGGTCGCACTTTGGGCGCTACCAAGCTGCCAACCGGCGTCGGCGCCCAGCAGCTCCGGGCCATCAAGCAGGGCGGCAAAGCAGGTGTTGAGCAGGCAGACGTTGCGAAGGCCGAGGCAGACCTGGCCCTTATCAAGCAGAACGAAGCAGCCGAAGCCGCCGCCTTAGCCGAGAAGTTCACCATATCCATCACACAAAACCTACGCGAACAAAACCAAGCCCTTACCGAAAGCAACCAACTCCAAGCCCTGAAGAACCGACTCAGCTACGAGGGCTTCTCCCCCGAACGCATCGAACTCGAACTCTCCCTCGAACAGAAACGTCTAGAGCTGAACAAAGCTAACGCCGCGTTTGATCTGCGGAGGACTGAGCTGCTGGCACGCACAGATATAACTACAGAAGATCGTAATAGACTATTAGAGGGAATAAACACCACGCAAAGCGCTTACAACGAAAACCTACGCACATACATCCAATTACTCAACGAAGCCTATATTGCCAATCAAAACTACAATCAAAGTGTTGGAACCGGCTTCCGCGAAGGCCTATCTAAGTATGTGGAGAGCGTGGGCACCATGCGTGAAGCAACAGCGCAGCTAACGCAAACCGGCGTAAAGGGCCTGGAGGATGCGTTGTTTAGTCTCGTCACCACTGGCACCGCTAACTTCCAGGAGTTTGCCGCATCAATTCTGCGTGATACCGCACGCATGATCCTCCAGCTGACGATTCAGAAGGTGATCATGCAAATCCTTGGTGCTATTAACCCCGCCCCAGCGGCCGGACTGAATTTCGCAGATATGGCAAAGTACAGCGCACCGTTGCCGGGCTTCGCCAACGGTGGTGCGTTTGGCAAGAACGGCATTGTGCCCTTCGCCTATGGCGGTATCGTCAACAAACCAACGCTTTTCCAGTTCGCTAACGGTGGCACGGCTGCCACTGGGCTCCTCGGGGAAGCTGGCCCAGAGGCAATCCTTCCACTTCGCCGTGGACCTTCAGGCCGCTTAGGTGTTGAAACATCAGGTGCAGCGTCATCCATGAATGTCACGGTAAACGTCGATGCATCGGGTACTAAGGCTGAAGGTGATGGCGGCAGAGCTGAACAGCTTGGTCGTGTTGTATCGCAAGCAGTCCAAGCTGAGCTAATAAAACAGAAGCGCCCTGGTGGACTGCTTGCGTAAGCCATGCACACTACCCTGCACACCGGTCTATGCTGTAAGCAGCGTTTAGGCGGAGCAATACGATGAGTACGTTCACATTCACACCTAGCTTCGAGGCTACAGAAGCCAGCAAGCCGCGCACTCGTAAGTTTCAGGCAGGCGACGGATATGAACAACGCATTAGGTTTGGCCTGCATACCGATCCCAAGGAGTGGACGCTGCAGTTCTCTAATCGCACCGACACCGAACGTGATCAGATCGCTGCATTCCTTGAAGCACGCGCTGGTGTTGAATCCTTCGACTGGACGCCACCACGCGGCAGTGCTGGTAAGTACGTATGCGAAGACTGGCAGATCACACTAAGTAACTGCAATAACAATAAAATCCGCGCCACATTCCGTGAAGTATTCGAGCCGTAATATGCACACCATTACCGCGCAATAACTTATGCCAATACCGGTCTCCGAGCTGCAAGGCATCGCCCCGAGTGCGATCATCGAGCTGTTTGAACTGCAGCTCAATACCGCGCAGCATGGTACGAATGACATCTATCGCTTTCATGCTGGTGCAAACCTCAACAGCAATGGCGAACTAATCTGGGCGGGTAATAGCTACATGCGGTTCCCGCTCGAAGCTGAGGGCTTTGAGTACAGCGGAAACGGCCAGCTGCCACGGCCTAAGATCCGCGTAAGCAACATTTTTGGCACAATCACCGCACTATTGCTAAGCCTGCCGGAAGGCCTAGAAGGCGCGAAGGTCACACGCATCCGCACCTTGGCACGTTACCTAGATGCCGCAAACTTCCCCGGTAACGTAAACCCGCTTGGCACACCAGATAGCACGGCCGAGTTCCCACGTGAAATTTATTTCGTCGATCGCAAGTCAACCGAGACACGTGATGTCGTTGAATACGAACTTGCGGCGAGCTTTGACTTAGCTGGTATCCGCAGCCCTAAGCGTCAATGCGTATCGAATATCTGCCAGTGGGTGTACAAGTCGGCTGAGTGCGGCTACACGGGCTCACTGCCGACATGCACAAAGACACTTAATGCCTGCAAGGATCACTTTGGCTACACGTCAGAATTACCCTTCGGCTCATTCCCAGGCATCGGCGCTTATTTCGCGTGACATTATTACTCTGGCAACAGCACGCATTAGAGCACGCGAAAGCGGATGATCCCCGCGAAGCCTGCGGGCTTGTGGTGGTGATCAAGGGTCGTAAGCGGTACTGGCCCTGCAAGAACCTCAGCAGCACCAGTGATCAATTCATCATGGATCCCGAGGACTATGCCGCCGCCGAAGATGCTGGTGAGATCGTGGCCATCGTCCATTCGCATCCAAGTACCCCACCGATCGCCAGTCAGCCTGATCTAGTGGCCTGCGAACGCAGTGGGTTGCCATGGCACATCGTTAACCCCAAGCTTGAAGCATGGGGCAGCTGCGAACCATCGGGCTACAAAGCACCGCTGATCGGCCGCGAATGGAGCTGGGGTGCCACGGATTGCTGGGCGCTGGCACGCGACTGGTACACCGAGCACGGCCTAGTGCTGCCCGACTGGCAGCGACCGCTAACGCCTGAGCAGTTCGAGGCAGACCCATTGTTTGACCGCTACTGGAAGGACGCAGGCTTCCGCGAACTGGACGAAGACGAAGATCTAATGCTGGGCGATGCGCTGCTGATGAATCTGCAGGGCCTTGGCCTGAATCATGTCGGCGTTTTCCTAGGTGATCAGATGGTGCTCCACCACGTCAGGTATCGCCTGTCAAGTAGAGATATTCTGGGAGGGTGGCTCTTGAAATGTGTCGGCCGCCGGCTACGCCACGACGGTTTTGTAAGGAGTTGACCCATGCTGCGTAAGATCCGCCTTTACGGCCAACTCGCAAAGTTCATCGGGCAGCGTGTGCTTGAAGCCGACGTGGAGACTGCTGCCGAGGCCGTGCGATTCCTGGTCACCAACTGGCCAGAGCTGGAACGCCACATGGCGGATCAGTATTACCGAGTGAGCGTGGGTAAGTACGACCTTGCGGCGGAAGAACTGCATGACCCAGCCGGCCAGCAGGACATCAAAATCGTGCCCGTCGTTGCCGGAGCGGGTGACTTCGGGAAGATTCTGTTGGGTGCCGTCTTGCTTGTGGCTTCGATCTTTATTCCAGCTACAGCGCAGATCGCAGGCATCTTCCTTAAAGCAGCCGTTGCGAACATCGGTGTCGTGATGGTCCTTGGCGGCGTCGCGCAGCTCTTATCGCCTGTACCAAAGCTGCCGCAGGGTAGCGACAGCCCAGACGATCCCCGCCGGTCGTTTTCGTTCTCGGGTATCCAGCAAACATCCAGACAGGGTGTTCCTGTCCCAGTGGTCTACGGCGAAATGCTGGTCGGCTCTGTTGTGATTAGCGCTGGCATCGACACTGTGCAGGTTGCCGTCTGATGCCTGATCTCATCGCTGGGGCAATGGGTGGCGGAGGCAGCGGCAAGGGCGGCGGCGGTGGAGAACAACGCACGCCCATCGAGGAGCGCGACAGTCTTGATTCCAGACAATATGCACAAATCGTTGACCTCATTAGCGAGGGTGAAATCCAAGGCCTGAAAAATGGGCTGCAGTCGATCTTCCTTAACAACACCCCACTGCAAAGTGCAAACGGCGGATTTAATTTCAAAAGCGTCGAAATTCAGACCCGTAATGGTACGCAGAACCAAGCGTACATTCCTGGCACGTCTGACATCGAGGACGAAAAACCTGTAAGCATCACGGTTGAAGCCTCAACGCCTATTACGCGGACGATCTCGGATACAACTACCAATGCAGTGCGGGTCACGATTACAGTCCCGCAGCTGCAGCAGATTCAGGATAATGGTGACATCGTTGGCACGTCGGTCAGGCTACAGATTCAGATTCAATACAACGGTGGTGGTTACTTTGTCGCCATTGACGATACGATTAGCGGTCGTACAGGCGACGCCTACCAGCGTGATTACCTGATCGGCCTCGGCGGTGCCTTCCCGGTGGATGTGCGTGTCGTACGTGTCACGCCTGATAGCACCAGCGCAAAGCTATCCAATGCCTTCAGCTGGACCAGCTACACCGAAATCACATGGGCCAAGCTGCGCTATCCCAACAGCGCTTTAGTCTCACTGCGTGTTGATGCTGAACAGTTCAACAGCATTCCAAGCCGTAGCTACCTGATCCGTGGGATCAAGGTACAGATCCCCAATAATGCAACCGTTGATCAAAGCAATGGCCGGTTGATTTACAACGGCATCTGGAATGGTACGTTCGGCGCTGCGCAATGGACATCCGACCCCGCTTGGGTGCTGTGGGATTTGCTGACCAGCAAGCGCTACGGGTTCGGGGATCATATCAGCGCCAGCCAGCTGGACAAGTGGGCATTCTTTGCCGCATCGCAGTACGCCTCAGCTCTAGTGCCTGATGGGTTCGGCGGTTACGAACCCCGCTTCTCCTGTAATGTCAACATCCAGACGCAAGAAGAAGCCTACAAGCTAATCAACGATTTGTGTTCTGTGTTCCGGGTGATGCCCTACTGGAGCACGGGCACGCTAACGATCAGCCAGGACAAGCCATCCGATCCAGCCTATCTGTTTACGCTGGCGAATGTATCCGAAGAAGGGTTCCGCTATGAATCCAGCAGCCTGAAAAACAGGCCAACGGTCGCTGTTGTTAGTTACTTCGACATCGCTGCCAAGGACAAAGCCTATGAGGTGGTCGAAGACGCAGCCCGCATTGCGAAGTACGGAGTCGTCAAGACCGAGATCGACGCCTTTGCCTGCACCTCCCGTGGCCAGGCTAAGCGCCTCGGAGAGTGGCTGATTTATACCGAATGGGAAGAAGCCGAGACCGTTTCCTTTGTGGCGTCGATTGATGCCGGTGTGCTGGTCCGTCCTGGGCAGGTCATTGAAATCAGCGACCCTGTGCGTGCTGGATCGCGGCGTGGTGGACGGATCAATACTGCGACCACCACCACCGTCACGGTCGATGATGCCACCGGCATCACGCTGGGCACTGCAGCGCAGCTCTCGGTGATCCTGCCGACCGGAACCGTTGAAACCCGTGCAGTCAACAGCATTGCCGGCAATGTCTTTACGGTGGCGAGTGCGTTCAGCGCAGCACCCAATCCGAACAGCGTTTGGATTTACCAGACCAGCAACATCCAGACCTCGACGTGGCGGGTGCTGGCAATTCAAGAGCAGGAAGAGTGTAAATATGCAATTTCTGCATTGGCCTACAACGCCAGTAAGTACGACTACATCGAACTTGATCGCCCGCTGCAGCAGCGTGACATCACCGACCTAAACATCATCCCAGAGTCACCCACAAATCTAAGCATTATCGAAGCTCTCTACAAATACCGGGATCAAGTCAGGTCTAAGATAATTATCTCATGGGTGGGCGTTCAAGGGATCAATCAGTATATTGTTAAGTTCCGGAAAGACAGCGGTAATTGGTCGTCTGTTACACGGCAGCAGCAGGACTTTGAGATCCTCGACACTACTCCTGGATTCTTTGAAATTGAAGTTTATAGCGTTAGTGCTGGTTTCAAAACCTCAGTCACTCCGCTATCTGGCAGCATTGCAGCTCTTGGCAAAACAGCACCACCAAGCAATGTCACAGCGTTTTCTGCTGCGCTGGATCCTGACGTCGGCGTCACACTTAACTGGACTGCAGTAAGTGACCTTGATTTACAGGGATATGAGATTTGGCAAGGCAGCGCTTGGGGCGGTGGAACACGAATCGGTCTCTTCGCCGCAACCAGCAAAAAGCTAGGCCTTATCTCCACTGGAACTACTACATGGTGGATTAAAGCACTTGATACTTCCGGCATCTACTCAACAACTGCCACAAGCACTTCACTAACAATTACAGGCGCATCCGCGCCAACAACTAGCGGATCATTTGCTGGCGAGAATTTTACCTTTGCGTGGAGTGCAGTAACCGGCAGCCTTAGTACGGCATTTTACGAAGTCCGATACGGCACGACATCAAGCACTTGGGATACAGCCACACTGATCAGTACCGTAAAAGGTACAACATTTACGACAAAAGCAGCATGGAGCGGAACACGACGTTTCTTTGTGGCAGCAGTAGACATTGTTGGAACCTACGGAACAAGCAATTACTTTGATGCGATTGTCATTGTTCCCACTGCCCCAACGATCACTCAGCAGGTGGTCGATAACAACGTGCTGCTCAAGTGGAACGACTGCACGCAGACCCTACCGCTCGACAGCTACGAGCTACGGCGCGGCAGCACTTGGGCGGGTGCGACAGTAATCGGCACCAAGAAAGGTGAGTTCACCACGGTCTTTGAAACAACTTCAGGAACCTACACCTATTGGCTGGCGGGAATAGACTTAGCGGGTAACTATGGCATACCCGGCAGCGTTTCAGCCCAGGTCAACCAGCCGCCTGACTATGTACTCCAGCTTGATCTAAACAGTACCTTCTCAGGAGTCAAGACCAACGTTGTAAGCGATAGTGGCCACCTGATTGCTACGGTCAATACCACCGAAACGTGGCAAAGTCATTTTACAAGTCGTGGATGGACGACACCTCAAGACCAAATCAATGCAGGCTACGCATACTACGCAATGCCTACGCAAACATCCGGACAATACTACGAAGAAATTGATTATGGCACAGTATTACCGGGAACCAAGGTCTCCATGACACTTACTGATAATCACGTCGCAGGCGCTACCACAATTACACCGACAATTAGCGTAAAAACACTAAGCACAGATGCGTGGACAGTTTACGCTGGCGTGGATTCAGTGTACGCCACGAATTTTCGATACATTAAGGCGCAATATGACTTTGCTAGCGCTGGTGGCAATGACCTACTTGAAATCACTGCTTTGAATGTCCGGCTAGACTCTAAGCAAAAGACTGACCAAGGAACAGGTACGGCAAATGCAAGCGATGCAGGAGGTACGGTAGTGAACTTCAACATACCCTTTGTGGATGTCGATGCAGTTTCCGTAACGCCAGCCACGACCACCCCCGTGTTTGCCGTCTATGATTTTGTTGATGCACCTAATCCCACGAGCTTCAAAGTGCTGCTCTTCAACACCTCTGGGGCACGGGTAAACGGTAATTTTAGCTGGAGCGCAAGAGGAGTCTGATGCCCAACGCAAACTGGTCTAATCCGACCCTCACCAGCACTTACACCAACTTCGTCAACGAGGTGAAGAACCGCGACGAAGATCTGGCGTTGCAGTTTGACGGAACAACAAGCACCAGCTTGCCAGTTAATACGATCCGGTGGGATTCTAGTGCAAATAGATGGAAGAAGTGGAACGGCTCAGCGTGGGTTGAACTAACAGGAACGTATGCGTTGACGGGGTTAACTGTCACGGGCAATATAGCTTTAACAACATCAGAACAAGCAACAATTACAGTAGGCTCTCCCAGTCAATCTGGTCCTCACAAAGTAAACGTTATTGGTGGTGGTGGTGCTGCTAACTTTGGCTATTACTTGAATGGAACTGCGCGCTTATTTTCTAACACTAGTGATACGGCTATTACTAGCATTGCTTGTAATGCCGGTAGTGCAATTACATTCTTTAATGGCACAAGTGAAGTTGCACGACTTGATAGCTCTGGCCGCGTGGGGATTGGGCTAACGCCGGTTACTCAACTTGATGTCCAAGCCGGTACAACAGCCTCGTCTTCTTTTGGCTTGCGTGTAGCGGCTGGAACTAATACTTCAGACTATTGCGTCAGATTTAATAGCGCGACTGGTGCGTTTTTAGCGGGCATTGACGGCTCCGGCCGCGTGGGGATTGGGACGAGTAGTCCTGGGGCTAACCATATTTTGGAAATTGAGGGCGGACAAAAGTATTTGGCGGTACGCACTAATGCAGGTGCAGGTGGCGCCGCAAATCCCTCTAGTTCAGATGGCCTATTCTTTTCGTGGAACCGCAGCAATGGCGGTGGAGAGAGCAACATTGTATACGGCACGGGACTTGGCACATCACCCGGTTTAACATTTGGCTCATGGAACGGAACAACTTATGCCGAACGAATGCGCCTCACAGGCGATGGCCGGCTGGGGCTGGGAACGAGTAGTCCGCAGGCGCCGCTCCACGTTATTGGCACAGAGGGCGTGCGCGTTGAATCGACGACTTCTTCTGATGGCCATATCCGTTTTATTAACACGAGCGGCTCTATGTCAATTGGCATGAGCGGAGCAGTTGGAAACAATTTGTTGATTTATGATCGGACCAATAATCAAAGCGTCTACAACTACATAGGAGGTGCCAGTGGTTACCATGCTTGGAACGTTAACAACACCGAACGCCTCCGCATCGACAGCTCTGGCCTCGTAGGGATAGGAACGAGTAGTCCCTCTGCCCTATTGCATGTGGCAGGTGATGCGCAGATTCAGTCTCTCAACGGTGGGCCGCTTGCTGGCTCCCGTAACCGCATCATCAATGGTGATATGAGGATTTCGCAGCGTGGCACAAGTTTTGCGGCGCTTGCAGCAGGCGGTGCAATCACTCTTGACCGATGGGGGTGGGCCAGCAGTGGTGCAATGGTTTGCACTATTACGCAAGCCACTGATGTGCCAAATAACACTTTTCAGAGTTCATACAAAGTAGACGTGACGACTGCCGACACTTCTATTGCTGCTAGTGATTATGCGCATATCATGCAAAGAATTGAGGGCTACAACGTTCGTGATTTAATCGGCACCACTTTCACCCTTTCGTTTTGGGCGAAGAGTTCAAAAACTGGCACGCATTGTGTTTCATTTAGAAACGTTGGCACGGGATCTCCCGCTGCTGCTGACCGAAGTTTCATTAAAGAGTACACAATTGCAGCAGCAAACACTTGGGAATATAAAACCGTTACAGTTGCTGGTGGTTTGATCACTGCTGGCACCTGGGACTGGACTAATGGTGCTGGATTGGATGTTGTATTCACTCTCGCTACCGGCACTACACACCAAACCACTGCTGATACATGGCAAACAGGCAACTTCATGGGTACTGCCAATCAAGTGAATGTGATGGACAACACGGCCAATGACTTCTTCCTTACTGGCGTCCAACTTGAAGCCGGCAGTGTCGCCACTCCGTTTGAACGTAGGAGCTACGGGCAGGAGCTGGCGTTGTGTCAGAGGTATTTCGAGACTGGATTCGGAAGAATCGCAGGGTATGGCGTAGCTGGCACAGCTATGGTCAACAGCGTGTATTGGAAGCAGTCAAAAAGAGCCATACCCACTCTGACTTATGCTCAAATGCTCAACGTGAACACTCAATCTGCCGATATTCGTAATGCAACCCATGATTCTGCAGAATGGTTTGCGTCACTCGGTGCCACTACTGGTTTCATCTGGGTCGGCACCTGGACCGCCTCTGCCGAACTGTAATCCTCATGTATCAACTAACCACCAGCAACAGCATCAAGCTGACCCTGCCTACCGGCAGCACCATGGTCCTGCCTGCCGAGAACAACGGCACCCCTGAATGGCATGAATATCAAGCCTGGCTCGACGCCGGCAACACGCCCGAGCCCGCACCTGCTCCACCGCCGCCTCCCCCCAGCTACACCGCCTTCTGGGATGCGCTACTGGTCAGCTCCGTCTACGCCTCCATCCGCACGCAGTCGATGGCCTCGCTGCCTATGAACACGCTGGCCACGGAGTTCATCGCGCTCATCGGTGATGCCAAAGCCGGCCGCCCTAACGAAGCTGCCATCCAGGCCAGCATGAGTGCTGTATTCGCCACCGGAACCTTCACCGAGGACGACGCCGAGGAGTTCACCGCTGCCCTCGCCGCTGGACGGCTTGACGACGTGTACTCCTTAGCCGCGCCCTAAACCGCCACGCATCGCTTCAAGTTCACTTACATTCACTCCGGATTGACCAAATGCCCTGCACCAAAGAACAACTCATCACCGCCATCAACAGCTACGCCAGCGCTCGCACCACTGGCGATGCACCTCTGATTCAACTGGCTGCGCAAGCTTTGACCGAGGTGGTAGACACACTTGAGTTCAGCGAGCCCGAAGTAGCCGAGAACAATGGCGGTCAAGAGTAAAACCGGCGTTGCCCGCATCGACCACCAGCCCGGTAAGCCCAAGCGCACGCGGCAAGGTAAGTCGCTACGCACCAAGCTCGCGGCAACCAGCCGCAACGGCCCCGGTAAACGCTATCGAGGGCAGGGCAGATAGAATCCAGCCATGGCGATCAGTCCCGGCCGATACGATCCAAATGTCCAGCGACGTGCGGACTACAGCATCACTCTGCAATTCAAAGACAGCAATAACGTCGCAATCAACTTAACGAGCTGGACCGTAGCCGCTCAAGTATGGAACCAGGCACGCATCATAAAATACGCTGACTTTGCCGTAACATACACAAATCGCATTGCCGGCACCGTAGAGATTGCACTTACCGACGAACAAACTGCCACCCTCCCAAACCAAGCCTGGTACGACGTACTCCTTACAAATCCCGCAGGCCTTAAAGAATACTACTTAGAGGGTATAATGTATGTCAGCGAGGGATACACCGCATGACATCCGTAAACGTTACTGAAGGCGACGCAACCGTCGTAACAATCGTAACAGCTGGTCCGCAAGGCCCCTCCGGTACCAGCAACATCAACGTACTTAACGACTTAGCCGATGTCGATACAACATCAAAAGTAGATAAGAGCGTTCTTTATTACGACGCATCTACCAACTTATTCAAAGCGGATGCTATTTGGACTACAAGCGAACTAACCGACGGCGGGAACTTCTGAGACTCCTGCCAAGGTGCGCTGCCTAGATCTGCATTGAGGCGTCTTCGCTAAGATTCCGGTAATGCCCCGGTCGTCATGAGCAACAACATCCGTATCAAACGGCGTGCCAGTGGTAATGCTGGAGCGCCCAGTAGCCTTCTGAATGCTGAGTTGGCCTTTAACGAGGTTGACGATACCCTGTATTACGGCAAAGGCTTATCGGGCGGATTAGCTGCAACCGTCGAAGCCATCGCAGGTAAAGGTGCGTTCGTCAATCTGACCGGAACGCAAACCATTAGCGGCACAAAAACCTTCACCGGTACGCTCAACCTCGGCTCTGCCACACTCAGCGGCAACGCCACGTTCAGCAATAACCTGACAATTTCAGGCGACCTTACCGTTAACGGTACAACCACCACCATTAACTCGACTACCGTAACCACAGATGATAAGAATATCGTCTTAGCTGATACTGCCACACCTTCTGACGCTACGAGTGACGGTGGCGGCATCACCCTTCGCGGAACCACCGACAAACTGTTCCGCTGGCTAGATGCCACAGATGCGTGGACAAGCTCGGAGCACATGGATCTTGCCTCTGGCAAGGCCTACTACATCCACGGCAACCAAGTGCTCAACGGCACCACGCTAGGCAGCGGTGTGACCGCGAGTTCGCTCACCAGCGTCGGCACGCTGACCAGTGGCGCTCTCGGTAGCGGCTTTACCACGGTGGGCGTGGCCCAGGGTGGAACGGGCCAGACCACCTACACCGATGGCCAACTGCTGATCGGCAACTCCACGGGCAACACGCTCACCAAAGCCACGCTGACCGCTGGCACGGGGATTTCGATCTCTAACGGCTCCGGCTCCATCACGATCTCCAGCAGCGGCGCCAACTTCACGGCTGGCGACGGCCTCGATCTGATTGGCAGCGAGCTGAGTCTGGACCTCAAAGCCAATGGCGGCTTGGTGATTGAGAGCACCGAGCTGGCCCTGAATCTCGGCGCATCGTCGATCACCGGCACACTCGCTATTGCGGATGGCGGAACGGGCGCGACGGATGCCGGCACGGCTCGCACCAACCTTGGCTTGGCCGTCGGCACCAACGTTCAGGCCTACGACGCTGATCTCGACGCCCTATCGGGAATGCAGACCGGCGCCGCTACGGCCCTGGCCCTGCTGACCTCGACCGAGATCGCCATTCTCGACGGGGCACTGGTCACTACCGCCGAGCTGAACATCATCGATGGCACCACCACTGCCACAGCCACCACCCTGCAGGCAACCGACAGGATGGTGATTAACGATGCCGGCACGATGGTGCAGGTGGCCCTAAGCGACTTGGTGACATTCTTCGAGGATGGCACGACATCCGGCTTTGATATTGACGGCGGCACGTTCTAAGCAGCGCCGCTAATTGCCCGCTACATAGCACTCTGAGGCAGCCACATGGCAAACACAATCAAACTCCGTCGTAGTGCTGTTCAAGGCACGGTACCAACCACCAGCCAGCTAGCGCTGGGCGAGTTAGGCATCAACACGTATGACGGCAAGCTATTTCTGAAGCGCTCAACGTCTGGTGCCGAGACCGGTGCTGGCACATCCATCGTTGATGTCACAGCCGTCGCCGGGTCCGATGGGCAGCTTATTTACAACAACGCTGGAGCCTATGCAGGACTCAGCACACTTACTGCAGACGGCAGCGGCAATGTAACGCTGACAGCGCGGTGGACCAATAGCACAAATGGTGCGGCGTCCGCTCCACCCGGCGCATTTACCGGCACGTGGTTTACAGGTGGCACGGCGACGACCACCAAGCCGCAGTTCCTGATCGAGCCCACCGGCACCACGTCAACAGCCTGGAGCACCAACGGCACGGGCTTTGGCGTCAACGCTCCTAGTGGCTTTACCGGAAACCTGCTGGATTTGCAGGTGAATGGGACGAGTCAGCTTAGAGTGAATAATGCAGGAACTATAAACAATAGTTTTAGTATAAGTAACGAACAAATTATCGGTGGTGGGAACGCTGGCCGAATTACCTTAAGCAGTTCTAACGCTGCGATCCTCCTTGGAACAACCCTTAATTCCAGCAGGTGCGGATATGTATCTACAGCGGCTGGGTGGGTTGAAGGATTTTCTCTGTCCAACGATATTCCACTGCGGTGGAGTTCTACAACTAACGCTGTACAGACTCCAGACGTTTTACTTTTCCGCGACGCCGCAGGCATCCTCGCCCAACGCAACGGCACCGCTGCTCAAACTTTCCGCGTCTACAACACCTACACCAGCGCCACCAACTACGAGCGGGGCAAGCTGGAGTGGAGCGGTAATGCGTTCCGCATTGGAACCGAGAAAGGTTCCGGCGGCGGTACGGCCCGCACGGTTGAAGTCCATACCGACTCGATTGCTCGCCTCGCCCTTGACACCGTTGGTTCAGTTCGGGTTGTCACCGGCCTGACTGTTGCAACCCTCCCCGGCACTCCTGCTGTCGGGATGATTGCTCGCGTCACAGACGCCGCATCGCCAGTCGTTGGTGCAACAGTGACCGGTGGCGGAGCCACAGAAGCTCTGGTCTGGTACAACGGCACAGCGTGGGTAGTGATCGGTGGCACGACTGGCGGTGGTGTCAGCGACGGCGACAAGGGCGACATCACTGTTTCAAGTGCAGGCGCCACTTGGACAGTTGACAACAGCGCAATAACCTACGCCAAGATCCAGAACGTCAGCGCAACTGATCGTCTGCTGGGGCGTTCCAGTGCTGGTGCGGGCGCCATCGAAGAAATCACCTGCACGGCTGCTGGCCGAGCACTGATCGATGATGCCGACGCCGCCGCTCAGCGCACCACCTTGGGACTGGGCACCGCCGCCACATCAGCCAGCGGCGACTTCCTGCCAACAACCTTCACCGCCAACACGATCACCTACGGCGCCACCGTCGATCTGGACATGGCGGCTCGAAACGGCGGGTACTTCACGATCAGTCTCACCGGCAACCTGACGTTCACCACCTCGAACCGTGCTGCAGGTCGGACGGTAACGCTGCGTTTGATCTGTGATGGCACGCAGCGGACGCTAACGGTGCCAGCCGGCTGGGTCTTTGTTGGCACCAAACCAGCCAACATTGCGGCATCGAAAACCGCCATCCTCAGCCTGTCGTTCTTCGGCACTGCTGATAGCGATTGCGTCGCAGCCTATGGGGTGCAGACATGAGCCGGCTAACCCTCCGCGATCCAGCATTCTTAGCCGCCACGGCCCCAGCAGCCGGCGGGGGCGGCATCGTGACCAGTGGGCTCATTGTGCATCTTGATGCAGGTAACTCGGCTTCGTATCCTGGCTCAGGCTCGACCTGGACCGACCTTAGTGGCAATGGAAATAATGCAACGCTTATCGGATCGCCGTCCTTCACCGCATCCCCGGGATTCTTTGATATTACAAGTGACAGCACTTACGTAAGGCTTAACAAGTACAGCCACGGAACTAATCCTTTCACCTATTCACTGTGGGTGAACTTCGATACCAACAAAACCTGGAATACATTAGTTGAAAACGGCAACTGGTCTGATTCTTTTTTGTTTCGAGCGCAATTTGGGCTTCAACTAGCAGTCTATGCCAAAGGCAGTGAAATCGGGAACCGCTCCTGGACGCCAAGTACCGGCACCTGGTACAACGTTGCGTACACCAGATCAGGATCGACTAATACCTTGTATATCAATGGATCCCAGCTCGGAGCTACATTTACGGATCAGACCAATATGACTTTTGCTGATCAATACATGTTTCTAATGAGGTCTCAACACACAGGCGACCAGTACGTGGATGGCAAGTTCGCGCAGTTTGCAATTTACAGCACTGCGTTGTCAGCTTCGCAAGTCACACAGAACTTCGACGCCCTCAAAACTCGTTACGGCTACTGATCACCATGACCCAACTGCTCCGCCTCCTGCCTACTGGTCCGCTCTGGCCCTATTCCGTGACTCAGTTTCGGCGGGATGAGCCGTGGCTGAGTATCAGCGATGCCCCGCACGACGGGGAACTAGCCAGCTATGGCGAGCTGGATCCGCCGATCCTGGTGCGACGTGTTATCCCTGTCGATCCACCCGAGTTCGACCCCACGACCCACTACGTCCAGGAGGTAGCGCCGACCGAGATAGACGGTGCCTGGCTGCAAACCTGGCAAGTGCAGCCCCTGCCGCCAGTGCCACCGCAGCCCGACTACCGAGGGTTCTACGACGCCCTGCTCGTGAGCGGCACCTACAGCGCGGCTCTCCAACAGGTCATGGCAGCACCTACGCCTGGCCCGGCGGCTGCGCTCGCTGTGCTCATCTCCGCTCTCCAAGATGCACTCAATAGTCGGCCCAATCCTCCGGCCTTGCAGTCTGCGATCTGGCTGCTGCTCGGCCAGCTCACGCTTCCCCCCGAAGCCACCGCCGAACTGCAGGGCCTGCTCGATGCCGCGAACTTGGCGGAGCTTTACAGCCTCGCGCCCCCGGCTTAATCCCGCTGCCGCCAGTCTTCGCGCTCATCCCGTGGTGCGTTCGACTAATTATGGCGACTTAGCCCACAGGCATAATTGCCTAAAAGCACCAGTCTGGCTGGCTAGACTGCGATGGATGCTGCCCACCCATGGTCGAAATCTTGGCTGCCGTTGCCGGCGCATCTATTTCAGTTGCCGCAATGGGCGCCATGGGATTCACCCGCCGTAGCGATGAAGCGAGAGACGCTGTAATACGTTTGACCGAAGCAGTCGAACACATTGCAACACAACTAAGCGTGCTGCACGAAGACATTAAAATTGATCGCAAGGAAACCTATACACGTATCGGATCTGTTGAGCAGCGTGTGTCTCGACTCGAAGGAAAGAGTCGCGCATAGGCCCTACACTGATACTGGACCCGCCCTCGTCCCATGGACTTCGCCAGCATCATCAGTCACCCCGCATTCTGGGTAATTGTCGCGGCCGCCAGTGAACTGATCGCCCTCAGTCCGCTAAAGAGCAACTCAATCATACAACTGCTTATGCAGGCAATCTTCTCGCTTAAGCCCGGAAAAAAGTAAGTGTTGGCGGTAACGCCGCCATAATGGTCCCGATCCTTGGCAAAAAGGACTTAGCGCAGCAGTACAAAAACGAAGCACTCTTGGAAGTGCGTCTCGACGCTGCGATCGAGGACTGGCACGAAACCCAACCCCCGGCCACACCAATGCCGGTTGTCATCGAAGAGCCTGTTAACCCCGACTTACAGACTGGCGACAGCGCTCTACTAGGCGGCGCCATCAGTATCCACGCACCATGGGAACGTGACTAAGCAACCTGTTCGCCTGCTCGATCTATTCCGGTATTACAAAGGCGCTCCACACCAGATGGCCGCCATCAGCGAACTGGAAGCAGCCATCAACAAAGCCGATCCGGAGTCCCTTAGCCGCGAAACAGCCTGGTTCCGCACTTGGTCCCAAGCCGGTAAGACGCCAGCACCGACGTGGATGGAACCTGCCAAACGGATCATCAAGGAGTTCGAGGGCTGCCGCCTAATCGCCTACAAATGTGCCGCAGGTGTGTGGACAATCGGCTTTGGTACCACCACCATCAACGGCAGGCCGGTCCAGCAAGGCGACAAACTGACCGAACAACAGGCCGAGGATCTGCTGGAGATGCAGATCGAGCACTTCGCCAAGGGCCTGTTCAAGCTGCTGCCACTGGCGCGGGACTGGAACGGCAGCCGAGTTGCAGCACTCATCAGCTGGGCGTTCAATGTGGGCCTTGGAGCGCTGGAGGAATCAACGCTTAGGCAACGGCTTCTCACCGGCCAGGATCCCAACCAAGTGATCCGCGAGGAGTTGCCGAAGTGGGATAAGGCCAACGGTCAGCCACTAGCCGGGCTTACCCGCCGCCGAGAAGCTGAGGTGCGCCTCTTCTTAGGAGCGGCAGCTGCAAAAAAGCCTCCTAGCCACGGCAATCCACTCCAGGTGCCGTGGCTTTCGCAGCTTGATTCAGCGACTGATCAGGCCGAACGGATGTGTTTTTCAAGCAGCTGCGCAATGCTGCTGGCCTACCTGCGCCCTGGCACGATCAGCGGACCCAATGCCGACGACCAATACCTCAAGCGTGTCCAGACTTACGGCGACACCACTGATGTCAACGCGCAGATCCGTGCACTGAGCAGCTTCAACGTCAAAGCACGCTTCGTTTCTTCCGCCACGATCCAGACACTCAAATCACAGATCGACCAAGGTATCCCTGTCCCTTGCGGCTACATCCATCGTGGACCGCTCAGCCGACCATCAGGCGGCGGCCACTGGCTCATTGTCGTGGGTTACACCGCTGATCAGCTGATCGTTCACGACCCTTACGGCACCATGAACTTGCAGACAGGAGAACGTGCCAGCAGCGTTGCACGATTTGCTAAGTACGACATGAACGACTTTGTGCTGCGCTGGAGCGTCGAGCCTGTAGGCCCCGCCGCTTACAAGCATTCACCCAACAAAGGATGGGCGCTGATCGCCACCCGTTAACGGTGCTTTGTTCTAAGTAGGTGCTCCATTACAGCCACAGCACTGTGTCCAGATGCGCATTCAATAACAACATCCCGATCTACAACTAACCAGCAAACGCTTCCTCGTTTGTCTGTACTGACAGTTACAAAAGGTTTGAGATCTGACTGCCTAAGCTGAGGTAGCTCCTGTGGCGCCATGGCTGCTGATTGGCTAGTCCCAGACCTCAGTCTGACAAGGCAACTTGAGCAAGAGGTCGATCGACGCAAAGCAGCGGGTCTATGTCGAGACGATGCTGCAATCCTGGTTGATAAGTTAATTGTTGATTGGTATCTACATACGGCGCTAATCGACCAACTGCTCGGTCAGGTACGTCGATTAGAAGTGGATATTGCGTTAGCCAACCCAAAGAGAAGCAGAGAAGAACCATCTAAGGAGCACTACCAGTGGGCTACTGAACTGCTAAGCACCCTGAAGCATGAATAAAGAAAGTGTAGAACTGCTTATTGCGCAAGCCATAAGGGCTCACGAGCTTAGAGTCGCCGTGTGGTCCGGCTGCCTCGGCGCCATCCTACTCCTGGGCACCTGGCACGCCATCTGGCTAAGCCGCTAAGCTGCCACGCCGCTAAGCTGCCACGCCGCTAAGCTGCCACGCCGCTAAGCTGCCATGCCGCTCAGCGACCTAGCCAAAACGCCGCACAGTCCCTGGCGTGCTTACCCCCCGTTCGCTTTCCTTCCGGGAAGCCGAGCCCACACACCCCGCCTACAAAATCCCAGTGCACGCACTGCTGACACCGAGCTTTCTTATTAGCGATAACGCAGGCATCAGCATAGATTTGCTCTGCCTGCATTACAGCTTCCTCTAAGCAGCTGGCACGAATATCTAACTCAATTATATCACTCTTTGTCTTCAGCCTCAGTAGCCACCCATAATCTTTGGGAATCAAAACCATCTTGCCGGAGTGGTAGCGAAGTGACGGCATTAGTTAATTGCTGGAGCGTCCCATCATTAACAATACAAGCATCGAAATGCGGCCATGTGTCCAAACCTCCTTCAGATGCGTGTTCGCTGGCCCGCTCCACCCCAGGCCTAACCACCTTCCACATGCTGCCACCCATCTTCTTTATTAAATCAGCCTCGTTCTCAAACCGCACATCATCCACCACGATATACGTGTATTGAGTGGCACGCAGCCTCCAATGCGTAAGCCACACATCAGGACTAATACATGCTCTGCCCCACTCTGTACCTAATGTGCGCAGCATGTGCCGTGCCGTAACCCCAAATTCAGGAATAAGCTGCTCTTTGTCTTCGTGCGTAAGTTTGAATATCTCAAACTCGCTATACCCGACACTATCTAGCATGGCAGCTATCATCTTTTTTAATGGGCTAGCAAACGGCAACACAACAAACCCACAAGAGCGCAAGATATTTGCAATCGCAGTCTTACCACTACCGGGCGCAGACGAGTACAAACCTATAAGCTGTGTAGACATAAGATCAGAAGTGCAAAGAAGGCTAGCGTACAAATGTAGGATGTATAAATCCTACTAAAACTTATCGCATCGACTTACTAATCTGGCCTTGTAAGCGTTTACACGCATTTTGCTATGCAGCACCTGCATTTTGTGGCGTAGCCGCTCCCGCGTGATCCCGCACTCCTTCGCCAGAACCGATAAGGCTGCCGGCGGATTCCCGTCTAAGCCGTACCGCTTCTTAATAAGGTGCGTCTCCTCCTCGCTCAGGCACGCCAACGCGAGCTGGAGCGTTGCCTTGTTTTCTACCTGTATCTCGAAATCGTGCTGCGCATCGACTGCGTTCTCGTCCAGCACAAAATCAATCATCGTTCCATCGCCCTCTGCAACACACGAATCCAGACTGCAGTGCCGTGCAGATCGCGTAAGCATTAGCAGCACATCGTCATAACGTGAATGCACGTGCTCTGCGAGTTCTTCTATGGTTGGTGCGCGTCCATGTTCAGTCATAAACGTACGCTTATACCGCTCAATCTTATACACTTTATCTACACTGTGTTGCGGTATGCGTATAAGACGTTCTTTCATATCAATGCCGCGTGTAATACCTTGCTTTATCCACCAGTAGGCATAAGTGGAAAACTTGTAGCCACGTGTGTGATCAAACAGCTCGGATGCACGCGCAAGACCCAACGTACCTTCCTGTATAAGATCCATCAACTCCATATTAGTACCACTAAGCCTAGTCCCATACTGCTTAGCAATGTATACAACAAGACGTAAGTTAGAAGTAACCAGCGTCTGCTTAGCTTTGTGGCCGCGCTTGAGCAGTCGTTTTTCCGCAAGAGTCAGATCCTGCTTGTCTTCTAAAAGCCGCGCCTCCGCTATTGTTCTGGCCAGTTCAATTTCTTGACTAGCTGTAAGCAGGGGGTAGACACTGATTTCATTTAGGTACTGCTGAACCCCGTCAGCCCTTAATTTGGCCATTGTCGGTGTGTGTGTAAGAAAAAATAAAAGTGTGCGCTGGTGTACGCACGGAACAAATTGTAACATAAGCGCAGTCACGCATCCGCGCACTAATCGCTTTGCTCGATGCAGCTCATGAACTCGGCGCCTGGTCCGGCCAGCTCCAGCCCAGATCGAATCGCATGACCCACGCTGTACGCCATCACGTCGAGCACGCAATGGCGAAACGTCACTCGATAAGTTTTCAACATGTCAGCAGGCACCAAGCGCCCACAAACTAACCGCCGAAGCAGAACAGCTGCGCAACTGGATTGGAGTAGAGCAGCTGGCACGCTGCCCACTTCTGCGGCAGCCACCAGATCAGCAGCGCGATGGCATTGAACGCAAGGACAGCTGCAATCAGCAGCTCAACGGGGACACGTTTCATGAGCTGATCTGCCGTTGTAGTTGAATAATCCGCTCCTCAACGAGGTGAGCGCTGCTAACAATCGAACTAAGGTTGCCGACGCTTATGGCGTAGCAATCATGGCCGTGCGCGTCGCGGTAATAGACGACAACGGGCTCGGGGGTGGGGTGAGGCGGCTCAGTCATCGGCGCCCTCCAGCTCGGCGGCGATGGCGAGGATGTAATCAATCATGGATTCCAGTAGTGTTCAAGGCGATGAGCAAGTGCAGCGATGTGCGCGGCATGTGGGTGCTTGTAAGTTCCACAGTTAATCATGGTACTTCCCTTGTGCGGCCTGTATCTCGCCTCATAGGTGCCATTGCTCCTGGCGGTTACAAACCTAAAACCAGTAGCGCCCATCTTGCTACTGTTTTTAATGTTTTGAGCATGTGTTAGCCATCTTAAGTTCTTTATGTTGTTGTTCCTTGTATTCCTGTCGATGTGGTCCGCAACCTGACCCGGTGCAGGGCATAGTCCGTGCAAAACCAGAATTACTCTGCTGCACTGGTAGTAATGCCCATTGAGTCTTACTCGGTAGTAACGCCCAGCCCATGTAGCGCAATGATCGCCAGCCTGAACCGGAGAGCGACGTGGGCGCTTTCGCCAAGAAAGACAGGAAGGGCTGTCGGTGTCATAAGTAAACCATTCGGAAAGATAGTCAAAAGATTCGTCTTTTTTCATTGCTCCAGCTCATCAGCGAGGCTTAGCAGGATGACCGAATCGCGCTTGCAGTACAGCGCAGCAGCTCGCAGGGCGGCGGC